CGTTGTGACGATGTGCGACTGCGCGTTTGCGCGCATGTGCAGCGACGCGGTGGGCGTGCCAGACTGCGCTTGCACGTACACGTTGACCAGTATCCGGCTGCTCGTAGATGCGAGCGTGGCGGTTGGCACGTACAGGTCGTACTCGTAGAGCGCCAGTGTTGATGAGGGTACCGGTGTGCCGCCGGCGTAGTTCCCGCTCGCCAGGGTTTGTAGAACGGTGGTGCCGTCCGATGCGACCTCTTGAACTTCTGTCCAAAACCGGAAGGTGCTGCCGCCGCCGGTGTGAGCCATCCAAGCGTAGAGCTCCCACAGCCCGCCCACGAATGAGGTGTTATTAGGAACACCAGGGTCTGTCACGAACGATCCAAGAAGTAGCGCGGTGCTTGAGTTTGTTGATCTTGATAGATTTGTTTGCGCGCCGGTGTTCGGAACAACGAGCAGATCGTACGCTTGTGGCCCGGTCGCGGTTGCTCCGTCTAAGAATAGCGTCAGACCTGTCGACGTTCCCTGCGGTCCTGTTGGCCCGGTTGGGCCTGTTGGGCCCGTGTCCCCAGCTCCGGTTGCCCCGGTTGGCCCTGTTGGACCTGTGTCTCCGGTGGGTCCGGTTGGTCCAGTGGGTCCTGTGTCACCGGCTCCGGTTGCCCCCGTGGGTCCTGTTGGACCTGTGTCGCCCGTCGGTCCTGTGTCTCCGGTGGCACCGGTAGCGCCCGTGGCTCCGGTAGCGCCAGTGGCACCGGTAGCGCCAGTGGCACCGGTAGCGCCCGTGGCACCGGTAGCGCCCGTGGCCCCTGTAGCGCCAGTGGCCCCGGTGGGTCCTGTGTCCCCCGTGGCTCCGGTGGGTCCTGTGTCTCCGGTAGCGCCAGTGGCACCGGTAGCGCCAGTGGCACCGGTCGCGCCGGTGGCTCCTGTAGCGCCGGTGGCTCCTGTAGCGCCGGTGGCTCCTGTAGCGCCAGTGGCACCAGTCGGTCCAGTATCGCCCGTTGGTCCAGTGGGTCCGGTGTCACCGGTCTCTCCAGTAGGCCCTGTGGCTCCTGTGCCCCCCGTGGGTCCTGTGGGTCCGGTGTCTCCGGCTCCGGTTGCCCCGGTGGGTCCTGTGGCTCCTGTGGTTCCGGTATCACCCGTGGGTCCTGTGTCGCCGGCTCCGGTTGGCCCGGTTGGCCCGGTTGGCCCGGTGGGTCCTGTGCCCCCCGTGGGTCCTGTGGGTCCGGTGTCTCCGGCTCCGGTTGCCCCGGTGGGTCCTGTGGCTCCTGTGGTTCCTGTGGCTCCGGTTGCGCCAGTGCCCCCCGTTGGTCCGGTGGGTCCAGCGCCCCCGGTCTCTCCGGTGGGTCCTGTGGCACCAGTTACTCCAGTTGGTCCAGTGTCTCCCGTTGGTCCTGTGGGTCCTGTGTCACCGGTCTCTCCGGTTGGTCCTGTGGCGCCAGTAGCACCCGTTGGTCCAGTAGCACCCGTTGGTCCAGTATCACCCGTTGGTCCTGTGGCGCCAGTAGCACCCGTTGGTCCTGTGTCACCGGTCTCTCCGGTGGGTCCTGTCGCGCCAGTGGCTCCGGTGGCTCCTGTAGATCCGGTGGGCCCTGTCGCGCCAGTGGCGCCAGTGGCGCCCGTAGATCCGGTGGGTCCTGTCGCACCGGTCGCTCCGGTGGCGCCCGTAGATCCGGTTGGTCCTGTCGCACCGGTCGCTCCGGTGGCGCCCGTAGATCCGGTGGGTCCTGTCGCACCGGTCGCTCCGGTGGCGCCAGTGGCTCCGGCCCCGGTGGGTCCCGTGCTGCCGGTAGGTCCGGTTGGACCTAACGGGCCTGGTGTTCCGGATAGACTAACAGACCAAGCTCCGTACGAGCCAGAGCCGGTTACCGATGTCACCGTTGATGTCATAGCCCCGGTTGACGAATTATATGTGTCAACGGAGCCATTCATTAAATTGTTTGCGTCAAACGCAATAACAATCTGCTGGCCTGTTATGTAGGCAAGTCCTTGGCCTACGGTCAGTGATTTTGAACCAACGCTTATTACCAGCGAGCTAGAGGAGGTCGTAGAGTACACGTCTCCGGCAGCGCCGGTGTCCCCCGTTGGGCCGGTGGGCCCTGTGGCGCCGGTGGGCCCCGTGGCGCCGGTGGGCCCCGTGGGTCCCCCCGCGGGTCCGGTTGGTCCGGTGGGTCCCGTATCTCCGGTGGGCCCTGTTGGCCCTGTGTCAGCGGTAGCGCCCGTGGGTCCTGTCCAGCCAGTCGGACCCGTTGGCCCTACCGCGCCCGTGGGGCCCGTTGGGCCTCCAAGGTTCGCCAGGTCCTGTGTCTGTGTCTGCTTGGTGATGCCGTTCTGAACGACAACGGCGAGCTCGTTGCCGGTCAGGGGACCGGCTACTGGTAGTTGTGATATCGAACGGTCGGCCATGGTATCAGTCTGTTAGGTCGCCAGACTCGCCCGCGGTGCGCTGCTGCTCGGGTGTCTGGTCTATGAAGAAGGAGTCGCCGGCCCCATTGGGCGCGCCCTGTGTCTGCAGCTGTCTGCCGCCGACGGGGCCTGTTGCGACGCTCTGGTCTGGTCTTGGGAATCTTAGCGCGATGTTTTCCGTTTGGCGAGCTGGTAGACGCCACGGATCAAAATTGTCAAGGTCAACCTCACAAACCCGCATCCCTGGAAAGTTGGGATCGGGCTTGAGGTCGACGTACGGAAATTTCCTGTTGCAGCGATCGCAGATCGCCACGGACAGGACAGACTTACCCCTGGTGTCGAGGTATACGGACATTACTAGCCCTGAACGCCGGACTGGGTTACGGTGAGCGTGTCACCCGACGCGCCGCCACTCAGACGAATGGCACGGTACGGTTGACCTAAGAATCCCGCGGCATTTGGGGAGGTTGTTGGGGCTGTGATCCAGGTGAAGGTGGCGGTAACAAAGTTACCGTTCTGCACAGGAAATGGATCGGTCAGCGAAACCTCAACCGTGCCAGACCCCGTCTTCGCGTACGATACGCTGAACGGGTTCTGGTACTGGTCAAGGACTACCGCTGACGTTGCACCACTAACACCCGCCGTCACTGTTGTTTGACGCATGGTGTTATCTCCAATTAGTTGTTAGTGAAGCCTTCGCCCGTTGGGGTGATCGTGCCGTCAGCGTTGCGGTCTGTGTAAACCACGGAAAGAACACCGGCAGAGGCTGCCTCAGATGCCAGCGTAACCGTAACGTCTGACGTTCCGACGTTGGCTAGACGGTTAGCGACCGCGGCGGAGCCTGTCAGCGTGGCAGAGATCTGGCCGAGCGCTGTAGTTGTGATCGTTCCAACTGCGGTTGTGGTGCCACCGCCAACGATTGACACCGCGCGTGACGCTGCGCCAACTACGTTTAGGTAGGCGGTGATGCTGTGAATGACAGACCCCGCTGGAATTACGATGGTTGCCGCGGCGCTTGCCACGATAGCTACCTGGCGTGAGCATACCGCCGCGCCGTAGTTGCTGGTGGAGATGGTGCCGTCGTTGCTGGTGGTTTGGCGTGTTCCGATCCGAATTGGGCCGGTAAAGGTCGTTGACATGTTGTATTTCCTTGCTTAGAGGTTTCCCCGGCTGTCGCTAAGCCGTCCGCCAGGAAGAGTGGGGCGGTCAGGCGGGGCAAATCTTCCTATGACTACCTATGCACAAAAATCAATAAAAAAGCCCCAGAGGGTCGCCCTGGGGCTCTTCTTGCTGCTAGACTGCTTAGACGCCTGCCGTACCGAAAATGTTACGGGCATCGTGCCAGCCGGTCGCGTAGCGCTCGGTGGCCTTGTAGCGCATGGAGTCAGTCTCAAAGTCACCCTCCATGGACTTCTCCATGGGACGGCGCATTACGAGCATGAGACCATTTTCGCAATCGGTCTGTACCCACCATGCCTTGGAGGAGCTCAGACGGGTTACGACGTGCGTACCCTTCGGGAGCATTCCGGTGGACTTGATCGGGTTCAGATCGTTGTCAGCGGTTCCGGAGCGGAGAACAGACTTGAGGATGACCTCAGCCTGGAACTCGAGCGCGGGAGGAACAACCAACTGCTCCGCCTTGAGGCGGATACGCTTGCCGTTGTTGTCAATCGCGGAGCGGATCTGAATAAGGATCTGCTCGACCGAGGTCTGCGAGAGGTTGGCGGCGGTTGTGAGCGCGTTGCTGTAGGTCAGGCCGTTAGCTACCGGGTGAGCGGTATTAACGAGCGTGACGCCGTCGCCGCCGACGTAGCCGGCTGTGAAGGCAAAGTTCAACAGGTTAGCGCAAAGCGTTTCCTTGGTCTCAATCATGGACTGAGCCAGGTGCTTGGCGAAGGTGCTGCCGATACGGATGTGATCGCCGTCTTCCATCAGAACCTTGGTCAGGGCGTATGCCAGGCCATAGATCTGATAGATGAAACGGGTGAT